ATTAAAATAGAACGAAATGGTTCTTTAAGTGAATTGATATAAGTGAAAGTGGGATAATAATGTTCAATGAACATGAAATTTTGTAATATAAATTGAAGATCTATCTTGATCTTTTAATGCAAATACTATTGTAGTATTTTATATGAGAAGCATAGGGCTCATAACCTCCTACGCTCAAATCAACGATTTGCTTCTTCATATGCCTTTGCCAACAGGGCTTTAATGAATCAAAGAAGAAATGAGAATATTAAATCTTTCGACTTGAATTCCCATTTCCCCTCCTCTCCACAAAGCTTGTAAAGCTTTCACTTCTAATTCATAAGGTGGTGGTAATTTTGTTTTGTATTTTTCTCTCATATTTCTATATTGTTGTATTATAAACTGACACAAATCAACATCAAAAGCTGCTAACAATGCTAACATACCTATACGATTTACATATACTTCTTTTTGTTGTTGTGTCTTTGGATCTGGTTCATGTACGAGAGAACATAATAATTTATCACGATTAAACAAAATAGAATTATTTATTTTGTCAAATTTAAATGATAGAAAGGTTATTCCATTGGAATCCTGACTACAGAAATCATCTTCTTCTTTTAAAATCATTCCGAAATCTGCATAGAGTTTCTTTCTGAATTCAAAATTCCATTCAACTGGTAAGCCAGAGCAGTTGTCATCTCCAACCACTCCAAATATATATTCCTTTCTCTTATAACGGGAAATAAATTCTGTTAATCCATGTTTCCTGATCCCTCCTAAAAAGTTGATTAAAGTATGACCAAGACTATTATCTTGACCTGTTGTATATACTCCTGACATTTGTCCCATCTTTACTTGGTAAACATTTCCATCTGGCATACAAATGTTAGGCTTTTTAATTTTCTTATAATAATGCTCAACTTGAGCTTTATACTCATCAACCGTAATTAGGGGATCATTTGGATCATGCATCCAGATTTTTATTCTGCCTATTAAATCAAAAAGTTGATTTAAAAAATGACCGTCCCATTTATTTACATCTGAAGCAACTTTCCATACAGTGCTGTCCAGATTATTAAAGAATCCCAATAAGGATCCATCCACCATCATCATACCAATTTTCATTGGCATATCTATATCATCAGCATGGCTGACTGTATATTGCGAGATATCAGAAAACAACCACATTCCTTTGACAATAAATTCAATTGGGGCTGAAATAAACAATCTAACATCTCTATTAAGAATTTTCTTCATCTTAATTCTTTCTTCTTTTCCAGATCCTTTAAATAAGGGTGTCCAATTTTTGGATTTAGCAAGTGCAAAAATCAAATGATAATATTGCATCAATGCATCCAATTTCTTCTTACAACCTAAAGACATCCATGGTTGACCTGCTGATGTTCCAAGAGTTAACTCTTGAAGTACATCCAGATCACTCTTAAC